TTTAGTATTTGATACTCCACTTTAATTTTATCTAATGGAATATCATATTTCTGAGAATAGAACTTTTTGTAAAGTAACATCTGAGATGTTTTTACTTTATCGTTCTTTTGATATTTTGACCAACCTCTTGTTGAAGTTTTTAAATCAATGATAACATATTCTTGAGTTGTTTTATCTTTAAGAAGTACATCAATGAAACCAATAAAGTTTACACCTGGTTTTACCTCAGCGTTTAAAACTTGTTCAATTGCCACAAGTTCGAATCCACTCTTAGAATATAGTTTATCTAATTTTTTTGTAAAGTAAGAAAGTATCAATTTACCATCTTGAAAGAACTCTTCAATTTCTTCTTGGGTACAGGGATATCTACCCTCCATCTTTTCTTTCTCTTTAGTGAAGTGTTCTACAAGTTGCTTGTATAAAAGGTTTTCAAGATTTATTTGTAGTGCCTGTTTTTTAGATACATTATACATCACATCCAAAAAGTGTTGGATTGTTTCGTGCATTGCACTACCAAAAATTGTGTGGATATTTGCAGATGATGTTCCTAATTTATCAATATAGTTTAACTTGTACTGTTCTTGACAAGTTGAATACATACCATATTGAGAATAACTTACTTTAGCCATAACTTTAATTTACTATGTAAATATACGAAAAAATTATGAGAAATCCAAATTTTTTTCAATATTTATTTCATTAAAAAAATCTTCAAGATAACTTAATTCTTGAGGAGTTTTTGTTTTATTATATTGATTACCAAACTGCAATCTACTTCTAAAATCAATTAACACATGAGTAATTTTTGTTTTATCTTCTAACTTATTGTTTCTAAGATAATTTATATATCTTTCTATATGTGTCTTTAATCTACTTCCATTTATTTCTCCCAATCCTCTTTCAAAGAAATCAGCCACTTTATAACAATTTGAAAAAGAAGTTACAGCAACTCTTTCCGAACCTACTGCATAATTAAACAAAATTTCATCATCAGATTTGATAAAACCTAAGTCATACATTTGATTTCTAAAATTATAAAAATCATAACAATTAAATATTGATGATGTATATTGAAAAACATTTCGAATATTATTATATTTCTTTTTGTTTTCTTCTAATCTTTTTAAATTATCACAAAATTTTTGATGTGAAAATCCCGTTCTAACAAACTCACCCAATTCACCAAGCCCATCAACAGAAATAATAAAATTTGTAAATCTAAATTCTGATAGAAATCTAAATATATCTTCTTTTACAAAGTTTAATAAACTAAAATTTGTATTAATATGTAATTCTATTTTAGATTTATCTTCTATTGAATCTAAAAAACTATACATTTCTTTCATATAAAGTGGCTCACCACCTGCGAAATAAATGTGTTCTAAATTTTTTAAATTTTTATTTTGAATATTAAAGTTTGTTGATTTGTTAAAAGAATATGGGTCATATGGTTTTTCCATATGGGGATGTTCTTTAAAAAACTTATCATCCTCTTCTGCCCACTTTGTAGATGATTCTGAACTGCAACTTCTACAAGAAAAATTACAATTAGTAGATGGTCTCAAATCTAATTTTAGAAAGTTTGGAGAAATTGTACCATCAGCTGATGTACTTTTTACATATTCATCAATGTAATCACCATAATGTTCGTTCCATTGTTGACGATAACTATAACTCCCTTCCTTTTCCATATTGTAACAAATATCACAATATGAGGGGTTCTCACCATTTAACATTTTCTTTCGAACCTCTTTATAAGTTTCTGAATTGAATAACTCAACGACATCATCAGAAGATTCTTCAATATCTAAATACTTCTGAGAATAACAACAAACTTTTAATTTTTTATTGGGATAAGCATTGAGGTGAGAAAAGGGTAATATACAAAAGCTATCATTTTTCATTACACTTTTAATTTCAACTTAGTAATTTGTTTTTTATCGATACCATACTTTTCACAAATATACTTTATGTTTTCTCTACCTTCTCTGGTTGAATAAAGTATTTCACAGTAATCTTCTGCCTCTTTTGAAGAACACATAAAATCTTGTTTAATAATATCGATTAAAAAAGATTCATATTTATTATCTTTTTTACCTTTTGTGTATTTTAAAAAATATCTTCCTTTTGGGATAATCCCAATAAGTGAAAGATAAAGTTGTTTAGGTTCTAATGTTTGTGTATATGGCTGTATTTCTGAAAGAACTTCTATCCAATCAGGATTCATAGATAAGAATCTGTGTATCATAAAATTACTCCAAGTTTTCTTATCACTTTCTTCAAGTTTATCCCAATACTTAGGGTCTTGAAATTGTGTAACCGCTTTTATGTGGTCAAATAGTGTCTTACTTGCCATTATTTTTCAATTCGTTTGGTAGTAGTTCTTCACAAATTTCACCACAATCACCACATAGATATAATTCTACTGGTATGATTGCATCATTTGGTGTACTTGTAATCATTTTTGAAATTTTTAAGAACTTTGTACCTGGTATAAATACAGTTCCACCACATTCTTGACAAGATATTTCTTTTGCCTGAGATAAATCTAATTTCGGTTTTTGTATTGGTGGATTATTATCACCACCCATTCCTACGATTTTTGCCATCTTTTATTATTTTCTTCTTCGTTTAGTTTTCCTTGTTTTTTTATAGCCTCCCATTCATCCTCTGATATTTTTCTCCCATCAATTGCTGCGGATAAACCCGCAACTTGTTTAAGTTCATGAGAATTCATTGGCCTGGTTTTTGATTTTAGATACTCAGCTTTTGTATCTAACCATTCAAATAATTCATCTTCAGATAGTTTATCAAGTACATCACTTGATGGGTCTGGTTTCGTTGGGTCGTATTTCATATCTTATAGTTTATTTGTTACAAATATACGAAAAATATTTTAATTATCCAAGTAAAATGTTTAAAACTTCTTGTACAATTTCAGTTTTATTACCATACTTACTAAAAATTTCTCTTCCATTTTTAAATGCAACTACCATTGGTATATTAGTTAAATCAGTAAGTTCTCTACTTTTAGGTGAATTATCTGGATTTATAAATATAAATGGTATTTCTCTATTTAACTCAGAAACTCGTTCAAACTCTGGTTTAAGAATATCACAATTCCCACACCAATCAGTACCAAACATTACCATTAGTTTAGGTTGTGTTCTTAATAATACATCAAGTGAATCTGTTTCTAATTTTATCATAAAATTCCTACAATCTGAATGATACAACTCATAAAAGTTATTTCTTTATCAACTACCAATGCATCTTTGTGTTGTGATTCTGAAAGAATAAGAATAATATTTGATGTATTGTTACCACCATAATCATCAACCTTTTCATATAAGAATGTATATAGTTCTGTAAAATCAGAGATTCTTGCATCGGCAACTGCCTGTCTGATATTTTTCCATTTATTGGGTTTTGCATCTGAACCTTTTAGAATCTCAACTACCTTTGATTTGATATCCGAATCAATTACAGAGGTTGTATCAAGTTTTAATTGTCCTTTGGATGAATTTAGTTGACAAGTATTAATAATCTTTCTAATATCAGGATATGAACTATCAATGATAGGTACAAGGTCTGTTGGTTGGAAACTTACGCCTTCTTTACCCAAGATTTGTGAGATTTGTACTGCCACCTCTTTTTTGGATGGTGGTACAATTTGGAAAGTTTGACATCTACTTTGTATTGGGTCAATCACTTTCTCTACATAGTTACAAGTCAGAATGAATCTACAATGTTTTGAGAATGTTTCCATCAAGTTTCTAAGGATTGCCTGTGCATTTGGTGTCATGTAATCGAACTCATCTAAGATGATTACTTTCATATCCTTAAAACCAATAGTGGAAGCAAAACCCTTTACTTTGTTTCTAACTGTGTCAACATTGTTTTCATCTGATGCATTTATAATGATATAATCACAATTGATTGAGTTAACAATTAACTTTGCTAAGGTTGTTTTACCTGTACCTGCTTTACCAAAAAATAAAAGATGAGGTACATCTCCACTTTGAAGATAATCACTTACCTTTTGTTTAAGATGTTCGTTACCAACATATTCTGTTAGTTTTTTTGGTCTGTATTTCTCAACCCATAATGAGTTGTTTACTTCTTGGTTTGTTGTATCTTCGAAGAATGCCATATCTATTTTTTGTTTATACAAATATACGAAAATTATTTGGATTATACAAATTATTTAAAAAATAATTTACACATAATATCGTAATTTTTTTTAATTTTACTATAATTTTTTTTATACATACTTTTAATATCACCATAAGATAACTCATTGTAAGTATTTACCATTTCTACAAAATTATTTATTTTTTTATCATCACCATAATAGAGAGAATCTGTATTAAATCCAAATTCTTTATTAGCTACCCAAAATCCCATCTCCTCAACTTCTTTTACAAAATTACAACCACCATATATAATTGGAATAGATTGTGTTAAAAATGGAAGTAATGTTTTATCGGTTATAGGATTTAAAGGCGATTCAGATGTATCAGTTTCTATAACAAATGAAACAAATGATTTACAATATTCTTTAACCAACTCAGAAGTAGTTGGGTTTTTATTCATTTCATAATGATGTGGAAGTAACGATTCTCTTTTATAATCTCCCAGATACGTTTCGACTCTAATATATCTTATTATTCCATTAAATTTATCAAAATTTATTTTATTAAAAATTTTATCTCTTGTTTTATTGTATTTTCTAACTGATAAAATTCCTTTATTTGATTTTGATAAATTTTTGAAATTACTTTCATTTATAAAATCAAAGTATCCAATAGTATGAGAGTCTGGCAAATAATCTCCCAATTGCCATATTACAAGTTCTTTCATTGGATTTACATAGTCTTTATGTAAATTTGCATAATGTAATAAATTCACAATAGGCTCCATTCCATATTTTATTTTATTAGAAACAGGCATTGATATTAATATCTCTTTATCAGGATATTCAGATATTATTTGTATTAAAGTATCAAGACCGTTAGAATATACTTCGTGGTTTGTATAAAAGAAAAAATTAGTATTATTTTCAATTTCATTACGAATTTTTTCTTCACTACTAAACTCAGACCATTCAATTGGTTTTTTGTTTTTAAAGAATTCTATTTGTGATTTAACTTTGGAACTAAACATCTAATAGTTTTATTATTTGTTTTACTGTATTCTTACCAACTTTTATAGTGTGATAAGGAATGTTATTATCATCTAAAATCTTTTTACAATGTTTATCGATAGCAATTGATTCTTCTAAATTCTGATATCTCTCATCATCATTATGATTACCTTCCGCTCTTTCTAAAAGAACATTAATACTATCGTATCTATTGTGCAAATCTACAATCATTTTGTTAAAATATTCACCATAAAACTCAGCAGGATATCCTGTGTTATACCAAGTTTTATAAATTAATGAAAACATTATTGGTGAATCGATTACGATGTAATCAACCTTCCCATATGATTGTGCTATACCTCTATGTTGATTTGCAAGTACATAGAGTTGGTCTTTTATTGCTTCGTTGTTCTTATCCCACGCCAAGAGTTTAGGGAACTCATATGGGTTGTTACAACTAATGTGTTTCTTTTTTAATTTATATGTTACTCCTGCTGCTATGGAAGATTTTCCTATACCAGGTCCTCCAAATAAATTAATTAACTTACTCACTTATGATATCTGTTATTTTTTGTTCACATTCTTTCCAATTTTTCAGTAACATCTCTGATGCCTTTTTGTACATATCCCTTTCTTCTTTCATATCATCGTACTTTTGTTTCCACTCACTTTCAGTTTGTGAAAAACCAGAGAACAAAATAACAATTAGTAATAAAACTAAATTTCTCATATTTTAATTATTTTTAATTTATAATAAATATTTATTTGAATTAGCAGTTTCTTCTACAATCTCTTCAAAATCAACTTCGATAGATTTTATATATTCAATATCCGAAGATTTATTAAAGTGTTTATTGCTAATGTGATGAAAATTATGATTTACAAATGGCAAATCATGTATCTTTTTTAACTCATGTAAAAAATCTTCAAAAGAACTGTTGTTTTCATCAAACACTTGAAGTTCTTTCATTTCTTCATAACTATATGTCCACCAATTTGCAATTTGTCTATAATTAATACCAATCTTATTTTTAAAATTGGAAAATATATCAGTAATTAAATTATAAAATTGTTTCATTTCTTTGTAATTATTCTTACTAACAACCATTGAACATACAATATCATCTACACTATCTAATGTTGATATAAATTTAAGGTTAGAAATTAATTTATCCCAATCACCATTTAATCGAGTAACATTTTCATAAGTTTCTTTATTACCAGCATCAATACTAATTTCTATAAAATTAATGTAAGGAGCCGCATTTAAAGAATTCCACATTTTTTCATTAAGTATTACACCATTTGTAATAATCTGTAATGATTCTAAATTAGGATATTTAGATTTATCAAAATTTTGTAGGTATTTTCTGTATATAGTAGAATAAAACGGGTCTCCGCTTCCTGTAACTAATATTCTTTTTAAGTTAGAACCGTAGTTATCTTCTATTGAATTTAATATATGGAGTTTATTTTTGTATTGAACCGAATTAACATCATCGTTTGTAACAAGAGATAATCGACATGATGGACATTTTAAATTACAACTTCTATCAAAACCAAAAAGAATTTCTTCTGGTGGTTTACTGAAGTTTTTAATATCTTCAATACTTTTAATATCATACTTCTTATTAAAATCTTCTTTTTTAAGAACCTTTTCAGGTATGATATTAGAGTTTTTTAGTTGGTTTAGTTTAGGACAAAGTTCATGATTGCATAAGGAATAAGAACCATCATATACAGCTTCTCGTATCCTTCTTGCAGTATTTGAAGTCCAGTTTCGTTGTACATCATCTGTTTGATTAAATAGTCTATCACTTTGTATTCCATCTTCGTTTACTTTTATATTTGGTGGGCCCCACGCAGGACAACATACAAACTGTCCATGAGTGTGTACATCTGTGTAACTAAAAGGTTCTTCACAAACATATTCATTTAGTATGTTAGTTTCGTTGTTCAATTTTATTGATTAACAAATTAATTTTTTCACAAAATTTTGGAAACTTATTTCTTGTAGCTAATTGTTTCCAAATGTAATACAAAATAGTTAATATAATTTTTTTCATAACAAAAAGGATTATGGGAGAGTTGTAGAACATCCCTCCCATGATTATTCCTTCTATAAATATTAGAATCTGTATTTAAGTGAAGCGTTCCAAGTACGGCCGAATCCGAACCATACTGAGTTTCTTACATCGATTCCATTCCAAGTTTCTGAACCTGCAGAAGCGTGGATATTTGAGTTTGATTCTGCAATATAAACAGTATCAAATAAGTTGTTGATGTTCACTCTAAATGAAGCATCGTTTCCGAATAAGTTAAATCTAAGTGTTGAACCTAAATCAACTAATCCATAAGATGGTAACTTTAACGCACCATCGTTATCAGGTTGTGTAAACGCTGAATCAGTAATTGAATAATCTGCAAATAAGTTATCTACAAATCTATATCCTAAATCAACATTTAGTTTATTACCTAATTTATAATCAGCTTCTAAGTAAGATACGAATTGTGCAGCGTCACCAACTTTTGCATCTTTAAGGTAAAGTGTACCTGTACCGATTGATTGTTGGTTATCATCAAATAACTCTGCATCAAAATCTTTAGTATATCTCCAATCACCGATTGATAACATACCTTTTAATCTTAAATTAGAAGAAGGGTCATAAGTTGCTTCAACTTCGATACCATTGTGTACTACATCGATATCTCTGAATTGAGCAAATCCATCAACACCTTGTTGGTTAGATAAACTTCTTGTAACAAATCTATTACCCCATACAGTTGAGTATAAGTTAACATTTGCTTTGAAGTTGTTACCAATGAAACCATATCCAAATTCAACTGATTTGATTTCTTCGTTTTGTAAATCAGGATTTACATTGTTAGCGAAGTTAGGGAATACTGCATCAAAGTTAGGTTGTCTTGAGATGAAACCAGCATTGAAGAAAACATTTTGTCTATCATCAATGTTGTAGTTTGCACCACCTTTAACATACCCACCACCTACATTTTCTGTATCTGATTCAGGATTACCTGGTTGGTCAAAGTAATCGATTCTTTGGAATGATTGGTTAGATAAACCTGCTTGTAATACTGCAGATAAGGTAGAGTTGTTATATTCAACTAAACCATTTACACCTTGCCAACCTACTTTACCAATGTTATAGTAATCGATTTTTGGTCCTTTAATACCCGTATCTTTGAATGGAGATGCTTCAACTAAAGTATTGATGATTTGTCCTGCTGAGTTCTTATTACCAGTTGAGTAATAACCATCAAATCCTAATAAATCATTTAATACTCTATAATGATATCCTTTATAATTTCTTAAATCGATACCAATTGAAGTTTTCCAATTCCCACTTTCATATTCTAAGTTAGAGATTGCTCCAACCCAGTCATGAGAGTTCATAGAAGCTCTTCTGATTAAACCAGCTCTGTTTACACCATCTTCTCTAAATCCATTAGATGCGATTAACTGACCACCGAATGGTAAATCACCACTATAACCATCTGTATTAGCTTGGTTATATGCAACGATTGCATCAAAGTCAATAAATCCATTAGCATCTCTTGAACCTCTACCATCTTCTAAATAATGTTCCGTAAGGTCTTTCCTGAAAGGTAGGATATCAGTTTCCGAGTTGTAGTAATTTCTACCTCTTGGTCCTGTTCCTCCACCTCTACCTGCTGAACCATATAATGATGTTGCAAGTTTAAGGTTATCAGAAATATCAAAATCCCAGTTTAAAGTTGCCAATGGTTTGTTGTAGAAGTTTCTTCTTAGAGAATATTCTTCTCCATTTAAAATACCACCATTGGTATTCCATCTTCTATCAATTCCTTCTGTACCAAAGTTTTGGTAATCTCTAATAGATACCCAAACATCTCTTTGGTGGTGCCATTGTCCTGCACCTAATAAAGAAAAGTTTACAGAATGTTTAGAATCTTCAGGTGCATATCCTAATGCAAAGAAGTAAGTGTAACCCTCACCACTTGTATTATAGATATATCCATCACCTGCCCACTTAGATAGCAAAACAGATGAAGCCCATCCATTCTCACTAAGACCAGTAGAGTGAGTTACAGTAGTTTTTGTGTAACCATCGTTACCAATAACTTGTTGTACTGAACTACCACTTTTAGCCTCAGCGGCTTTTGTAAAGATTGAAACTGTACCACCAACTGAAGGTACTGCTAATCTCGAAGCTCCTAATCCTCTTTGTAATTGGATTCCACTTGCAACATCCGTAAGACCTTGCCAGTTTGACCAATAAACCCATCCGTTTTCCATGTCATTAACTGGCTGACCGTTAATTAGGAAAGAAGTGTTTCTTTGGTCGAATCCTCTTAGAGAGATTCTCGAATCACCATATCCACCACCTTGTTTGGTAGCATAGACACCTGGTGTCTTATTCATAATTTCAGGAAACTCTTGGTTACCAACTTTTAATGAAATTTCAGCAGGTGAAATCGTAGATACAGCAACAGGTGTTTCTCTTACCTTTGCAATATCAATCACACCAGAAGTTACAACTACTTCACCAAGAACATTGATATCAGGTTGAAGTGATACCAATAATCCATTCTGAGCAGATACTTCTGAAGCTGAATATCCAATAAAAGAAACAACCAAAGTGTCTCCTTGTGATGCATCAATTGTGAATGTTCCATCAAATCCTGCTACAACACCTGTTTGTGTTCCTTTAATAAGGACGGTAGCACCTGGTAGAACATCATTAGTTTCAGCATCAACCACTTTCCCACTAATCTGTGCAAAAGCATTTGTTAATGACATCATTGCCATCAATCCAACTAATAATAGTTTTCTCATAATAATTAATTTTCTATTTATTTAAATTAAACATAACCTAATCACCGAAGTGATTATTTTCTGTGATTATAAAAGATGTGGTTTTGCTTCGTTAATACCCGAATTAGTAACAACAACATATGGAGGTTTGAAATCTTCTAAATTACTTGCACCACCATAAGATAATGCAGATTTCACTCCATCAAGTAATCCATTCACTATGAACTTAACTCCGCCCTTGTAGGGAATGGCAGTGGATTCACCTTCCACATTTCTGGTCTGTTGACCATTTGCTACTTTCGTTTCTAACGAGGCCGAACCTCTATATCTCTTATAAAGACCTTTTTGAGTTTCAACAATCTGACCTGGTGCTTCATCAGTACCAGCGATTAATGAACCCAACATAACAGAACTCGCTCCAATTGCCAGAGCCTTTGAAATATCACCACTTGAACGAATACCTCCATCAGCCATAACCGGAGTTTTCGCAACTGATACAATATCTTCCAAACAACTTACATTCGGTACACCGAATCCTGTTTTAACTCTTGTTGTACAAAGAGAACCACCACCGATTCCAACTCTCAACCCATCTACTCCCCAAGATTCCAATTCTTGAGCTGCTTCTTTCGTAGCGATGTTACCTGCGATGATATCTACTTTGTCATCAAGATTTTCTTTACACCACTCAATCATCTTACGAACATTTTCGTGGTGTCCATGAGCAACATCAATCAATAGAATATTACAGCCCGATTCTACCAATGATTTTGCTCTTTGTTTATCACTTTCACTTACTCCGATGGCTGCCATAATAGGGACATGAGAAATTTCAGAGTGCCATGTATCTAACATAACTCCCCAATCTTCAAAAGGTCCACCAAACCCTTCACCGTAAATTTTGTGATATAACTCTTTAACTATTTTTGATTGTTCTTCTATTGAATTAAAACGATGGATACAACCTACTCCACCGAGTTTAAACATTTTATATGCCATATCTAAACCACAAACCGTATCCATTGGTGAGGCTACGATTGGGTTTATTAGACCGTATCTACGAGATACTAATGTATTTAAATTGATTTTTGTACGAGATGGGATGTTAGAGTATTGTGGTACTAACTGAATATCATCGTATGTAAGGGAATAATTCATGAACCTTTATTTGTGTTTGTAGTGTAGAAAGTTACCCTGTCCATCGTGGCAGTTCCCCATAAGAAGTAGGGGTTATTTTGGTAACTTGAGAAATTTATTAAATAAGTTTCTTCCATCTTTGAATAAGTATTAATTTAAAATATAATCTCTTAAAAATTGTGTATTTTTATAAATCCAATCTAATATGATAGATTTATTTTCTTTTATTTTTGATAAGTTCTCTGTATAAATTCTTTTCGCATCTTCTAAAGAAATCTTTTCAAGTGCTTCAATTAAATAATCCATTTGTTTAATTGGGTCATCTTCTTCTAAAAATAATGGATTTATTCCAAGTTCTTTAATGAAAGTATGTCCCCCAAGTTTTTCAAATTCTTTGTAGAATCTATTAGCACCAACTGATACAAATAACTTTTCAAAAAAGATTCCATGATAAGTTTTTTCTGACCAGAACCCATATAACTTATCCCATATAATATGTGTTTCTGCAACTATCTCAATATAACTTTGGTTATATTCTTCCTTTCTAATATTTTCAGAAGCATATTCAAATCTTTTATCTAAACCAAGTGGGTCTTGAATTTTTTTATAGTAAGAAAGTGGTTTGTAAAAATCTAAATTCCAAAACTTTTTAATCTGTGGTTTTAATGAAGCGGCTCCATCTGTAAATAAATTATTTTCTTTTATTGCCTGATAATACTCATGTAAAAACCACTTGTTCATAGTAAGATATCCTTTATCTATAAGACCACTTTCTATACACTTATTTATTAAATATAATCTATGATATCTTGGCTTACCACCTAACATACCAAAAACATAAGGCCTTTCTTCTTTTGGATTTACCAAAGTATCTAACCAATCATAATAAACTTCTTGTCCATTTTCAATTTCTTGTCTATTGTTTGGTGATACTTCATACGAAAGAATATCATAAATGTAATTCCAAAGAGAATAAAAAGTATCTACTTTAGTATTCTTACATTTTTCAAATAACGGATAATCTGAGAATCTTGTGAAATCAAAATCATAATCTAAACTACAAGGTACATAATGTCTATTCTCATAATCAAGTGGTTCGAAATATGCATTAGCTAAAATTACTTTTACATTTTTTTTCTTGTAAACTTCTTCTAACTTTTTTACATATGCCAATCCAAATGTATGATAGAATCCTATAAAACAACCATCAAATATCCACCTATCCATTAAAATAATAGAATCTTGTGGTGGATTAAAAAGAATATTATCTTTGGATTCTTCAAACCACTCTAAATTATTTTCTTGTACATTCCAATCAACTTGATGTTCGCTTGGGTCTATGATTTTAATTTTGTGATTTGAACCATTATAATCAAATTCATATATAGATGTCCAATCTTCCTTTGATATAAGTTTAAATTTACTTTTACCAAAAATAGAATAAATCTGAGATTCTCTTGCTATTATTGTTTTCATATCTACTTTTTATGGAATACAAATATTGGTTCAAACTTATAAACCTTACCATCATATTCAACAGCATTCTTTATACCACTCTTAGATGGGTCTAATCCAACCATTCTGGTCATCAACATTTTGAGTTTACCTTTATACTCACATCCCAATTCTTTTAAGATATCGATTGAATCTTGTTCAAGTGGATAATAAGTGTTCTCACCAATCTTAATATCAGCAATATTCCAAAGAATATATCTATCGTTCTTAAGATACTCATAAATCGTTGTTAGTGTAGGTTTTAAGAAGTTATCTCTCCAATCTTCATACTCACCATAGGCTTTGAAAGATTGTTTCTCATCTTGTGAGTATTGTTCTCTATTAAAGTAAGGAGGTGAAGTAAATGAAATATCTAATTTACCTTTATACTTTTGAAACTTTGGATTGTTTGAGATTAACTCTGAACCATCTTGGAATAACTCATAAGTATTACCTTGTTTTTCTACATCAAAGAATGTAGTAAGTTTGTCTGAAAAATCATCTACACAATTATCATTGTAAAACTTAGCCATATACTCATAACGAGAAATACCTTCTTCATCTAAGAAGTTATCAGGATTAGGGTCTGTACCAACATAATGTATTTTCTTACGAGAACTCATTGCTCCTAAGATTCTACCACCCCAACCACTTGATGAATCGTAAATATGTAGTGGTTCATCTGTATCAATGTGTTTGGTATAGTTTTCGTAAATCCACTTTGCAGTTAGTGCAGGGAAGTTTACTGCAGGTTGACCACAACTCAATCTGAATACTTGAATAATCTTTGGAAAGATACCAACTTCTTTTTCGTACCAACGAATCTGATAAAGATACTTTTGGGTTGTACCTGCTTCAGAAGTCCATTCTGATTCTATTCTATCTATATTTGATAACTGAGTATCATTTAGATATCCATCATCTTTTAGCTCTTGAACTTGTTCTGATGTTAAATATAAATTACCATGACCGATATACTCTTCATTGAAAGTACCATAGTTTGAAATAGTTCTTGTATTTACTTTTGATATCCAAATATCAATACCAGAATATTTACCATTGAATACCTTTCCATCATGAACATCTTTGATAAAATCAATAGCACCTTGTCCATTCCAAAAAGGATTCTCATCTTTCTTATCTACAATTGACCTTGACCATGAATACATAGAATCTCGTTTAACTGCTCGTTTCATAATACGAACAAACTTATCTTCCATATTAGGGTCAGAGAAATGGTCATAAATAGATAAACCACCCTCTGCAGATTTACCAGTTGATATCTTAGTTTTTAACATTGTAGGAAAAAACTGATTTACAACTGATGCATCTTTGTTAAAGTTTTTTATTAATCCTAATGATTCAGAATCACCACTTGTATCTTTTTCCCAATAATTTGCAGGATTAGACTTAAGTTTCTTAAAGTTTTTGATAATACCACTTTCGTTTTTGCCAATAACAGGTGGAGTTCCTCGTTCATCCCATTGCTCTGTAACTTCTTTACGCAGAATTCTAGCCCAAGACACAAACTCATCATCAGTCATTTGTAACAACTGATGATAAGTAGTGTTGGATTTAAATTCAGAAAATCTGCTTTTTTCGTAGAAGTATTTTGTCATTAACTCTGGATTTCTACAAGGTAATAATTTGATTCGTAGTTATCGATTTCAAAATAGATATGTGCTAAACCTGAAGATGAAATCTTTAAAGTAGCATCTGTTGCCTCTTTATTTGCAACTAAGATTTCTTTTAAGAAGTTTGCTGAGAATGAAATTGGTTCTACTTTATCTTTTGAACAAGTACAATCAACATCGATGTTAATTCTATTTGTATTGATATTAGAATATCCTAAGATAATTTGACCAGAACCATTTTTACCATCACCACAAGTGAATGTAAAGTTATTCTCATCTGCCAAAGCACCTTTTGCTTTGATGAACTTTGTAATGAAGTTTGAATCTAATTTGATTTCAGTATCAAACTCTGGTAATTGTTTTAAATCAGGTACATTAGGGATAACTGATAAATCAGCCAACATATAATTTACTGATGTAGAACCATCTTTGAATTTCAAAGAAACTGGTTTGCCATCAATATCATTGATTGAGAAATCAACATCATTTCCTAATACTGATAACATTTTTGTAAGTTTGGTTGTATCATACACACCGAATGATGCATCTGATGAATCAAACTCTTTCATAGTAACACTACCCAAAACAGATTTATCATCTGAAATGAATGATGTTGTAAGAGAACCTTCTTTAGATTCCCATTTTACAGATTCTACTAAACCTGCAAGATTGTACTTCGATACGAAGCGATTTAATGATTGTTTTTCCATGTTTTTACTTAATTATAATTTATATTTGTACAAATATACGAAATTATTTTCATATACACAAGTCTTTTAAACAATTTGTTGTGGCATTCCCATTACAAACTGAGTTTTATCTTCTGGTTTATCAACTACCATACATTCAGTAGTTAAAATCATACCAGCAATTGAAGCTGCATTTTGGATAGCGGTTCTCGTTACTTTTTTAGGGTCAATGATACCTGCCTCGAACATATCTACAAATTTTTCGTTTTTAGCATCATATCCACCACCATTTTGTTTGATATAATCTAAGACCGAACCTTCTGTTACACCACAATTTTTAAGAATCTGAGAGATTGGTGAAGCAAGTGCCTCTACAATAATATTGTAACCATTACAAACTGAATTACTATCTTCACATGGTATATTAGCAAGTACATCTTGGATTTTAAGTAATGCAATACCACCACCTTCAACAATACCTTCTTCAATACCAGCTCTTGTAGCTGATAAAGCATCATCTACTCTATCTTTCTTTTCTTTGAGTTCAACTTCTGAACCAGCACCAATGTAAAGAACGGCAACACCACCACTCAATTTAGCCAATCTTTCTTGAAGTTTTTCTCTATCGTAATCCGAAGTAGTGTTTTCAATCTGTGATTTAATTTGTTGAATTCTTTGTTGAATATCTTCAGTAGTTCCATTACCATTTACAATTGTAGTATTATCTTTACCAATAGTAATTTTTTCACAATTACCCAAATGTTCAATGGTAGTTTCTTCTAATTTTAATCCAATTTCAGAAGTAATAAAAGTACCACCTGTTAAAGTAGCAATATCTTTCATCATTTCTTTCTTTCTATCACCAAATGCTGGTGATTTAATTGCACATACATTTAAGATTCCTCTTAGTTTGTTTACTACTAAAGTTCCCAATGCCTCAGCCTCTACATCATCAGCAATAATTACTAATGATTTATTTTGTTGAGATACTGATTCTAATAAATGTAGTATATCTTTCATTGAAGAAATTTTACCATCATATAAAAGAATAGATGGGGATTCTAAAACAGCCGTCATCTTTTCAGGGTCTGTTACAAAGTGTGAAGAAAGATATCCTCTATCAAATTGCATACCTTCTACCAACTCCATTGAAGTTTCTATACCTTTAGATTCTTCAACTGTAATTACACCATCAGTTCCAACTTTCTCAAATGCATCTGCAATAAGTTCACCAATAGTTGAATCATTGTTTGCAGATATTGTAGCGATTTGTTTGATTTTTTCATAATCAGAACCTACAACAATTGCTTGTTTACCAAGTTCTTCAACTACAATTTTAATCGCCTTATCAATTCCTTTTTTCAACTCAATTGGATTTGCTCCACCATCAACAGCCTCAAATCCTAATCTTGCTATTTCTTGAGCAAGTACAGTTGCTGTTGTTGTACCATCACCCGCATCATCTGCAGTTTTAGATGCAACATCTTTAACTAATTGAGCTCCCAT